GTGGATGCGATGGCAGGCCTTCCAGGGCGTGCTGGTCGTCACCTACCCGACGGGCGACAAGGTGCAGATCGACTACGGCCTCCCCGCCGGTCATAAGCCGGTGGCAGGAACGCTGTGGTCGGATCTCACGAACTCCGACCCGATCGCGGACCTCCAGACGTGGGCGGGTGTCATTGCCAACGACTCCGGGTTCTACGGTGTCAACGCGCACATGACCTCGACCACGTTCAACTACCTGATCAACAACCAGAAGATCAAGTCGCAGCTGAACTTCTACGCTGCGGGTGCCAACAGCATCCAGCGCCCCAGGGAGCAGGACATCCTGGAGCTCCTGTCCAGCTACACGGGTGACTTCAACATCATCCGCTACAACAACGGCTACCGCGACGTCGGCGCGACGGGCTACGGACCGCCGTCACTGACGAGGTACCTGCCCGACAACGTTGTGCTCCTGACCACGGAGTACATGCTCGACGGGCACAACATCGCGGATGTCCTCGACGGACAGGTCACGGTGTCGTCCGGGTACAACACGGTCGACATCCGGCAGGGCTTCCAGACGGAGGTCATGCTCGATCATCTGAGCAAGACGCACTTCTTCAGGGCTGCATCGGCTCGCCTTCCGCGAGTCCTCATCCCCGAAGCGTTCCTGTACGCGACTGTCGGCTAATCCGCCGGCGCCTGAAGTAGGAGGTTACACACGATGGCAAGCGCGAACGTCGCCGTAGCGAACGTCGACATCACGCTGCACAAGCGGATCGGGAATGGTGAGGATCTCGCCGGCCGAGAGGTGGAGATGACAGAGAGTGTCAACTTCCTGGCCGGCGATCCCATCAACATCGACGAGCTCGCTGAATACCAGCAGGTCGAGCTCGAAGACCCGGACTCGCGGTTGTCCGGCCTCGTCTCAAAGATCTCTCCGATGGAGTTCGAGGCGCGGAAGGTCGTCCGCGAGGAGGAAGGCGAAAAGGAGATCGCCGGCGGCGGTCCCGGTGAGGTCACCGTGACCGTCACGAAGGGCGATACCGAAGGGGAGGTCACATGAGCGAGGACGAAGCGCTCTACGGCGAGGTGGGTCAGGTCCCGTCGGTCGACAACGTCCCGTTGGTGGAGGACGAAGAGGTCGAGGAGACCGAAGAGCCCGAAGCCGTCGAGGAAGACGAGTAAGGCGCTAGGCGGCGTACCCTGGGCGTACTCACCGAGTGGGTCAGACGTACCGTCCCATCGTCCTTTCGGGCGATGTGCGTTGCGACGAACCCGTACTACTCGATCGCAGACGTCCAGGGTCTCGCCGACTATGTCCAGTTCAGGCTCTTTGCCACGGTTGCCGGAGCAACGAATGAAGCGACACGTTACGACCTCAGACTGCAAGAGTTCATTGGCAAGCTCACCACGCTGCAGTTCATCCCAGCCGCGGTGGAATACTGGGGAGATCAGCTGCTCAGTCAGAGCACGACAGGTACCTCGGAGGTCGTCACATATGGCGACAGACGAGCGGACCTCTGGAAGGTGTTCGACAGGCTACAGACCCAGGTACAGGCCGAGTGGAACTCGATGGCCGGTACGTACGGTTTCCAGGTGCTCGCTTCGAGGAAGCTCGTGCCGAAGGTATCGTACTACGACAACGGTAGGGGAGTGCTCAAGACCGTGGACCCGCAATGCTTCCCACCGTTGTTCAGGTCTGGTCTCACGGAATCGTTGATCCCTTGGGGTCTACCGGAACCCTCTGACGTGGCATCCTGATGCAAGAGACAGACCTCACCGGTGATCTCGCTGTCCTGGCAGTCCAACGCCAGTTCCTCGTTACACTGAGACAGGAGCTCAATGCTGAGATGGCCGAGCTCGATGCTGCATCGGAGGCTGTGGACGCGGCATACTACTCAGAGATCACTGCGATAGGATCTCCGGAGCTGCCCATCAGATGCGAGCCGGTACCCGACGAGCAGTTCTATTCGGGACATAGGCCGTCTCTGATTGAGGCGCCCATCGCGTACTACCCGAACTGCAGCGTGTTCGCATACACTGCCACGCCGCAGAATACGACGGACGATAGCATCACGTGGTATAACTTGGCTCTGTCGGTGGAGATCATGGTCAAGACCGAGGGTGACGATACTGCCACAGGCGCTGGAGATCTCTTCACTCCGATCAATCTCCAGGCACAGGAGATCGTGAACATCCGATGCAATAGGATGACTCAGGCAGTGCACAACGTGATGCTGCGCAACGGGACGTTGGACGGCATGGTCTTCGATTCGTTCGCAGACCTCCCCAACGTGATCGTCGGTACGATCTTCACTCGACGCGAAGAGAAGGGCCGTGGCCCGATCTGGTTCTGGCAGGGAGCAAGCCTAAGGTACCAGATCGCAAAACCGGTTACTTTCTAGGTAGGAGGAGACACGATGACGCAGTACAGGTATGTCGGCGACACAGCCGGTGCGGAAGGCGACTACGAGATCGTGGGCACCGACGGTGTACCCGCGAAGAAGGGCGACATCGTGGAGCTCGATGAGGAGGGGTTCGCCTCCTGCTCGCAGCGATACCAGCTCGAACCGGTATCGGACGAGGCTCCTGCCGAGCCTGACGTGACAGTGGTCAACAACGAAGAGGACAAGGGAGGAGGTGATAGCTGATGGCAGCCAGTTCGTTCTATCGCACGTTCGTCAACGACAACAACTTCATCCGAGGCGCAGCCAGGTTGATGTGGGCGTCGATCTCTCAGGCGTTCCCGTCCGCGATCACGGACATGATCGACCTGACCGCGTACAACGCACAGGCCGGTTGGAATGACCTCGGTGCTACGAAGACCGGCATCCAGGTCATCAACAACAACACGGAAGAAGTGTTCGACGTCGACCAGATCCTGGCAGATATCGATTCGCGTCCGTCGGGGTGGACGATGAACGTAGCAACACAGCTCGCGGAGGTCACTCTTGCGAGGCTCCAGCTCGCGTGGGAGGGCGGCACGATCACGGACGACGGGGTCACCTCGGCCATGGGGTTGGGTGCACCGACGTTCTACACACGCAGGCGTCTGGCGGTTCTCTACCAGAGGCCGAACGGCAAGATCCGCGCCTTCGTGTTCAGGAGAGTACAGCGCACTCCGCAGGAGTCGTCGCTGGACTACAACAAGACGGGGCCACAGCAGGCGATCCCCATGCGATTCAACTGCATGGCCGATGTCTCGATCGTCGACCTCTACTTCCAGTTCGGAGTCATCTTCGATCAGGACTGACGCCTAAAGCGGGGGGACGCAACGCGACCCTCGCCTCCCGGCGCCAGCAAACGCGGCACAGGAGGCACGTATCTACGCATCAGAACATCACTACGAGCACTCGTCTTCGGGCGGGTGCTCGTCGCTGGGGAGGACCGTATGGCAGAAGCGATAGTCGTCATCGGAGACCAGGAATTCGAGGCTGATGCGCTGAAGATGGCTGCGGGTGGCGATGAGTTCTATCTCTTGCGCTTCGTGGGAGATGTAGCGGAGGAGCTCGCCAAGTGGATGCGGCTGCTGGCACCACACAGGTCAGGAAGATTGGCGGCCGAGGGTATCGGTCACGAGACAGAACCTCCCATCGGCAACATCGCGAGAGCTTTCGCAGGAGTGAAGGACAAGCCCGAATATGCAGAGATGGTTGCGAAAGGAACTGGCATCTTCGGTGAGTCGCACACGAACATCAGACCCATGACCGGCAACGTGCTCGCTTGGACAGGCGCCAATGGCAAGACGATCTTCGCCAGGACCGTCAAGGGCCAGAGGCCACACCCATTCGTACAGAACGCGACGCTGATCGTGGAAGAGACCTACGTACGCGCGAGGCTCAGGCTCTTAGGGCATGAGATCGCAGGATGACAACGAAGACCGCGGAGGAGGAGCTATGACGGAGATCGCAGAACCAGAAGTGCCGGTCGAGGAGACACCACATCCCGGTGAGGTACTCGACAAGCTGGTTTCGCCACGCAAGGACGTGCTCGTGGAGTTCGGCAAGGGTGACTACGCTCAGGCCTGGGTACAGAAGCCGTTGAGCTTCTTCAACAAGATGGACTTCTTCGCCTGCGTGGGCAAGGCGCTCGACAACGCGCTGAAGTCAGGCCTCTCCGTGGACGTACTCATCGAGGCCGCCGATGGCGTGGATATCGATGACGACATGAAGGCGGATGCGTTCGCACAGGCGATCGTGAAGCTCGTGCAGGAAGCACCAGAGGTCCTACCCGAACTCTTCTGCATCGTGCTCGGCGTACCGCGTAGCAAGCGCGAGGCAACGAAGGTCATCATGGAGCTCCCTGAAGACGAGGGCGGGATCTCCGACGAGCAGGGATTCGAGATCATCGATACTTTCGTCGAGCAGAACGGCGCACTGATGCGGGATTTTTTCAGGGACCGGATCGCCCCTCGCATCCAGAAGATGCGGAATCGCAGGGCGGAAGATGGGTCAGCCCAGTAGTGGCTCTCGAGGCTTACTGTTCGTGCCACCCCGAGACTGTCGACGAGTGCCTCGAGATGCACTGGGAGAAGTTCGAGGCGCTGTACGATGCACACTCACGACGCGTCGCCGCCGATGCTCTCAGGTCCAGGTGTGACGCTATCGTGGGTGGTCTATGGGCGAACTCGAACATGGACGGCGATGGGAAGGGCACACCACCACGTGAAGCGATGCTCGTGCGAGTAGACAACTGGCTCGAGGACGGGCTCATGATGATCTATTCTGACGAGCCCGAGAAGCCGCTTGAAGAAGACCCGTTCTTCGCCGGCATGAAGGTCCCAGCGCCAGACAGGCTCGATAACCTCATCGATGATGGTTACGACGACGAGCTAGGAGTAGACCAGGGATAATGGATTCCAACTACGTCATCAAGGTACTCGTCACTGGTTTCGACATGGTCTCGAAACCGCTGAAGGATGCTGCGATGAGTGTCAAGCAGAACGTCGACGTGATCAAGAAGGAATGGGGCAGTGCCTTCGGTTCTGGTGGTAGCATCAGCAAGGACATCAAGGCTTCGGTACACGACCTCGAAGCGCTCAAGGGATCGTTCGATGGCGTAGGGAACTCGTCAGAGGTGCAGGGTCGTAAGGTCCGCACATTCTTCACTGCGTTCCGTGGCATCAGTAACATGTTCAAGGATGCTACTCGGGATGTCAGAGCATTCGGCAAGGAGTGGGAGTCTGTCGGTGCTTCGTTGAGAGAAGCGATGGGACCGACACAGCGGATTCCGTTCCTCCCGAACATCCCGATCGTACCGTTGGTCGCGGCGCTCGCCATCCTCATCCCACTGCTCCTGCAACTCGGTGGCGCATTGCTTGCAGTAGCATCGGCCGCGGTCATAGCAGCCGCAGCCATCGGTGGAGCACTCGTGGCCGGCATGGCAGAGCTTGCACCTATCGCGCTCGTGCTCGTCGCTACGTTCTCACAATTCGGAGACGTGATCAAGCTCCTCACCGGTCCTACAGACCAACTCGCGAATGCGAACTACGGACTTGCATCTGCTCACCAGGCAGTGAAGAACGCACAACAAGGAGTCGCTCAGGCAGAGACTGCACTTGCTCAGGCGAGGAAGCAGGCAGCTCGAGACATCGTTGATGCTAACAATGCGGAGAAGGACTCCGTGCTTGCTACACGCGGTGCCGTGCTATCGCTGCTCGAGGCACGTCAGAGGCTTGCGCAGGACGAGGGTCAGACCGCTCTCCAGCAGTCGGATATCAAGGGTGAACAGGCGAGGGTCACTCAGCTCCAGAACGCGCTCTCTGCTGCGATCAATTCCGGTAACCCACAGGCGATCGATGCTGCGAAGCAGGCGCTGTCGCTTTCGCAGGGTAACCTGGCGCAGATGCGATCTGCCGCGACCGGTAATCCGCTCACCATCAGGAGCGATAGACTTGCAGTCCAGCAAGCGCAGCAGAGCTTGGTGGAGCAGAGGATCACCGAGGCGCGGGCTATCGAGAACGCGAACAGGCTCAACAAGCTCGGCGTCGAACAATCGCCGGGCGTGGTATCGGCTAAGCAGCAAGAGGCTGCTGCGGTACAGGCACTGGCAGCAGCATACCACTCGCTGAGTACGGCACAGACTGCGTATCAGGCCGCGAGCCCGAAGGCGTTGTCCCCGGCACAACAGGGGCTCTACGGAGTACTCAAGCCCTTCCTCGATCAGTGGGACAAGATCGAGGCACAGATTGCTGCGCCGATCATCAACGGAATCACGTCAGGTCTGAAGCAGGCATTGCCTGCAGTGTTCGGACCCGGCGGTATCATGGGCTCTATCGACAAGCTCAGTCAGGCTATGGGTAAGTCGATCGGGCAGTTCATCCGCTTCCTCACTACACCGCAGGCGCTTGCTGTGATCAAGACGATCACAGAGGCAGCGACGAAGAACTTCCCAGCATTCGTGAAGATCCTGGAAGACACGGTAACGCTTTTCGGAAAGATCGCTATTGCGGCAACGCCATTGTTCACAGACTTGCTCGATCACCTCGTAAAGTTCTTCGATGGCGCGAACACCGTGAACACGGACAAGCTCACGCGCTTCTTCGACAAGGCAGGCGCTTACGCGATAGCGTTCGGCGATCTTGCGCTCAACATGATCAGATTCCTGGATGCAGTGGTAAGTGGCACTGCAGGCTCTGGGCTAAAAGCAGTGGAGAGCCTTTCGAAGTGGTTCAACAACCTAGCTACTTCGCTGAGCAAACCAGAAGCACGCAAGGACATGAAGGCGTGGTTCGACGATGCTGTGAAGAACTCTGGCACGCTCCTGGGTTCGATCGTGAAGATCGTTACTGCAGTCGTGGACCTCTTCTCGAATCCGAAGAACGCCGACACATTCTCACAGTTCATCAAGGAACTTCCGGACATCTTGCAGAAGTCACTGGATATCCTGAAGATCATGCTCGACATCTTCACGAAGATCTTCGATGCTGTTAGTGCGATACCCGGTCTCAAGGGTATAGCGGGATGGGGAGCGGCGCTGGTCACGGTAGGCATCGTACTCAGCCCTGTTGCGAGTCTATTCTCCGCGATGGCTGGTGCAGCAGGACTCATCCTACGAGCATTCGTGGGACTGGGCAAGTTGACGTTCGGCGGCCTCTCGGCTCTATTGGCAGCGCTCAAGGGTGCCAGAGTACCGAAGATACCGGATGCACCAGCGGGACGCGGTTCTGCACCGCGGACACCAGATGAAAGTCCTACGGGCGGAGTGCCTGGCGAGACAGCTGCTGGGCCATCCAAGGCTGGGACGCTATTCAAGGGTCTGGCAGAGATCGGCAATGCAGCGTTTCTAGGACTGCTCGCTGGAGAGATCTACAAGTGGGCTATCGGGAACAACTACAAGGATCCTGGTGTAAAGATCAAGTCTCGTGGAGATGAGACGCTGTACTATAACTCCAATAGCCAGCAGTTCTACGTGGGCATTGGGCAGACGAACCAGAAGATCGACAATGCAGGTGCCGCCAAGTTCCTGGGTGTCTCGGAGAATGCTCTGATCAAGTTCGTCACAGGAGCAACTACGCAGGACCCACACCACAGGGGATTCGCGGAAGGCGGCGCGATCGGAGGTAACACTGCAGGACAGGCAGTGCAGGTCACAGCGCACACCGGCGAGTGGATCCTCAACGCATACCAGCAGATGCGACTTGCTGCAGCAGGGTTCGGCGGCAATGTCCGTGGTCTCCAGAGTTGGCTCTTCGGCGGTCCGCAGGCGATGCCGCAACCAGGCAGGGGCGGACCCACGGTCAAGAAGACCGGAGGGCTCACCTACGCGCTTGACACCGATGCTTATGGGAATACGATCACGTTCGTCGAGCTCAGAGACGGTACGTGGGGACAGATCGCAGTAGCTCCCTCAGGCAAGGCACCACTAATCCCAGGTAACCCAAGCATCGCTTCGGGCAGGCTGCACCATCGCGGGAGGTACCAGAGCCTCGTCGATTCGCTGATCAAGGGTGGTGACATCGGCCTAGGCACTGCGCTCGGGAAGAAGTACGGCCTCGGCTTCGATCCCACGGACTATGGTAGGATCGCGCCTGCTGGTTCTGGTCCGTCTGGAGGTTTCGCGGCAGGAGGAGTCGTTACCGGTGGGAACAGAGCTGGCGGAACGACCGTCGTCGCGCACATGCCAATCTACACACAGCAGGTGGAGGCAGACGTGGACTACATCGGACAGAGGATGACCATGCACCTTGAGAGCGCAGTCTAATGCTCGAGAACCCTGTCATCTTCAACAGCGCGACGATACCACCGGAGAGCCCATCGTTCAAGACGCTGAAGTACTGGATCAGGCTCACGGGCTTCACAGGTGCTTTGGGCGGCGGTGATGTCAGGAGCGAGAGCCATCCCATCCCAGGCGCGAACGAGGAACGCATCGGAGACGTGCTCAGGGCAGGACAGACCATCGTTCTCAGCGGCGAGATCAGAGCTCTAGGATTCGCGGCGCTCACGGCGTCAAGGCGATACCTCCAGCAGGCTTTCAATCAGGACAACCAGTTGCACGCGCTGAAGTTCCAGAACACCGGCGAGCCGCAGATCCAGTTCAAGGCTTACGTGTCACAACCCTTCGTCTGCGACGATCGCCAACCCGACCACCTCAACTGGCACGACAACGTGTGGCAGTGGGTGGTAGGGCTCCGTGCCCCGGACCCTCGCACGTACCTAGCTTCGGACGGCACGACGCTGTACCCGAGCTGGCAGGTGACGCCTTGAGCGTGGGATCCAGGGTTTCCGGGTGAATCTAGGCCTTATCTATATGGTAACACCTTACCGTAGGGTCGCGGTGACCCCTGGGTGCATCCAGAAGCTCCAAGGTGAGCATGGGGCATGAGCGTATTCACCTGGACACTCAAGCACTATGACCGTTCTGGCGCCGGCATCACGGCAGCCGATTACGACG